ATTTCCAAGCCAACGTAATTTTCTCCCGTTCCTGTAGGAGAGAGTGCCAACAATTCAGCCTTGGTAGGGCATTCGTTTGAATCCTTACCAAGGCCTACTTTAGTTTTGACAGCACTCCATGTTGCTATCTCACCCATATTAATCTAAGTTTGTGAACAAAAGTTTTTCTCTTAATTCATCAATCTCGGCTTTCAGAAGTTTAATACCTTCGATTGCCAATACTGACATCTTAGAATAATCTACCTCTTTAACCAGGATATAGGTTTCTCCATCCTTTTCTACCTTTTCGAAGGCTTCTGGATTAGGAACTGTTTCGGGTTTAACCTTATTCTCAGAAACTAATTCTGGAAAATATTTTTCGATTGTCTGAGCAATTGTACCTATATCATGATTACCTCGAATCATAAATGAATCCGTAGGTATAGAGCAGATTTCATCAAGAGTATGTTCTAAGGGTTTAATGAAAGTCTTAAGTCTTTCGTCAGATTCTTTCCATAAACCAGAAGGAGCAGATACCTTCTTAAAGATAATCTCAGCAGTAGTACCCAATCCCAATTGGTCTCTTGTTACTCCATGAGGATTACTCATGTTCTGCATGTGAGTAGTAAGATTGGTTTGAGCATTGGTACCTGCAGCCTTGGCATCTGCAATAGCCGTAGCTTGAGCAGTAGATACTGGTTTATCTGCATCTGATGTATTGTTAACATTACCCAATCCCACTTGAGCTTTAGTTACTCCATGAGGGTTAGATTTGTTAGCAATATGCAAATCTACCTTTTCATTTACATCGATATCTGCCTGAGCTCTAGTTGCAGCTTCATCAGTGATTAACTTCTCTACTCGAGTAATTTCTCCCTTGCGGTCATTAACCTCTTTAGTGATATTACCCTGAAGAGTTGCATCTGCTGTTTCCAGTTCTGTCTTAGCATCTGCAATTGCCTTTTCCAGAGTAGTCTTCAAGGTATTATCTGCATTCTTACGGTCTGTAACTTCCTTGGTGATATTTGCCTGGAGTGCATCTTGAGCAACCTTGATAGCAGCATTTCTATCCAATACCTCTTGAGCAATATCATCAGCCAATTCTCCTCTGATGGCCTCATCAGCAGCAGTTCTTGCAGCAACCTCATCTGAGATTTGTTTAGGCAAAGTAGTATCAAGCTTAATCTTATCAGCTGCAGTCATAACACCGGCTTTAGTAGTAGTAACAGCTGGTATACTAATAGAAGAAGATGGATTAGCTTTGTAGATATTACCATTACCCTTGGAAGCTGAATCATAAAGTAAGTTTACATTATTACCATTAGCCTCGAATCTAACCAAGGCTGATACCGAATTTATAGGCAAGCCATTAGCTACAGCTTCAAGAGCTTTACCTTTAGCACCATCAAATGCAGTACCAGTGATTTCACCAATGATTAAACCTCCAGAAACAATCTGTACCCAAGTAGTACCTGACCAACGGAATTGATATCCAGGATGGTCTGGAGTAATATCATTGTAAGATTTACCAGCTTCCCCAACTACTGCAGTAGTATGGTCTTCATCAGTATATAGTTTGATGTTGGTTACCTCATTAGTAGCTGATACATCATAGGTAGCATATACATCAATTACATCATCTACATAAGAAGGTAATTGACCTGCAGGTACTTTACCATTTTCATCCAGAGATGCCAAACCATTAGCCTGAGCTTTAGTTGCCTTGAAAGCATTCAGAGCCGCCAATACATCATTGATATCCTCGGTGAGTTCCGTTTTCAAAGCAGTATCAGCTGCAGTTCTATCGGATATCTCCTTATCAATCTTGGTGTTTAAGGTATTATCGGCTGTTGTACGGTCCGATACCTCTTTATTGATTACTGCTGTGAGTTCTTCTTTCAGAGCCGTGTCTGCAGCTTTACGGTCCGATACCTCTTTATTGATTGCCGTAGTAAGCTTGGTATCCAATGCCTCATCTGCTGCAATACGAGCGGCTTCTTCTGCATCAATATTACCTTGAAGCTCAGTTTTAGCAGTATTGATATTACCGTTAAGTTCATTCTTTAATGCTGTATCAGCTGCAGTTCTATCCTGAACTTCTTTATCTACTTTAGCTTCAATACGAGCTAACTCAGCACCATTATCCGAAGAAGACTTAATCTGATTATCCAACGCTTTAACTGCCGATACAAGGTTCTCTGAACCAGCCAGGTAATTGGTATCATCAAGTCCGGGTAATCCCAAACTGTCTGTAAGACCAACAGCAGTTTTTACTTTGTTAATCTTAGTATCAGTTTCGGACTTATCTACATTGATACGTTTTTGAACTTTACCGAAAGCCTGAGAGGTAGTATCTGTAGCCTTGATTGCCAAGTCTGCAACGGTAGTACCTTCATTTTCAGAATAACCGTCCAATTTAATATCGGTACCATTAAGTACTGGGTTTGAATCCAAACGATGAGTATTAATGGTATGTGCATTGGTTGCATCGATATTATCTTGCAAGGTTTTATCGGCAGCTTTACGAGCAGTCTCCTCAGCCGTGATGTTCGTTTGTAACTGAGTATCAGCAGCTTCCCTTGCATCTTCCTCATCGTCAATACGAGTACCAAGAGCATTGTCTGCATTAGTACGGTCTTGGATTTCTTTATCTATCCTTACACCCAATGCAGTATCGGCTTCTGTACGGGCAGTTTCCTCTGCATCGATATTATCCTGCAAAGTTTTATCGGCAGCTTTTCTTTCGGCAATTTCAGTATCAATACGAACTCCCAAGGCAGCATCAGCAGCAGTTCTTGCAGCTTCTTCTGCATCCAGGGCATCTTGAAGAGCCTTATCAGCAGCTTTTCTTTCTTCTGCCTCAGTTGCTAAATCAGTAGAGTTCTTATCAATCTTAGCTTCCAATCGAATATCTTCGGCCTTACGAGCAGCAATCTCGGTTTCAAGTAAAGCCTTAACTTCCAAGTAAGAACCAGAAATGTTATTCTGAATACCTTGGATTAATTCCAAGTTTCTCTGAATATTAGCCGAGTTCTGATTAATAAGGGCATCTTGGTTATTTGCTCTTGCCAATAATTCAGTACGAGTTTCAGTAACATAAGTTCTTAAATCCTCTACTGTCTTATTCAGAGTAGTACTCAGAGTAGTAAGCTTAGTATCTAAGGCAGTATCACCCTCAACCCGTTTTTCGGTTTCTGTCTCAATCTTCGTAGTTAACTCATTTAACTTCTGAGTTATGGTTGTTGCGAAGTTGGGGTCATCACCGAGAGCTTTGGCAATTTCCTCAAGTGTATCTAATACACCAGGAGCAGAACCAATGATTTTCTGAATTGCAGCTTCTACCTCAGCTTCCGTTTGGAATCCTGAATCATTCAGAAGTTCAGAAACTTTTGTGATATAGTTAGCATGCTCAGCTATACCGTTTAATTTCATCAGAAGGATATCGGTAAAGTCATTTGAAGAGAGTACTTTACCATCTACCTTATCTACCTTCTTAGATTCAATTGCCTGGATAGCCGTTGTACGGTCTGATATTTCCTGAGCAATCTTATTCTCTAATAGGGTATCTGCATTCTTACGGTCAGCAACTTCTTTGTCGATATTTACCTGAAGAGCAGTATCCCCAGCTAAACGAGTATTGGCTTCATCGGATATATCCTTAGTTAAACCGTTTACTTCGTCTTTATGATTTGCTATTGCAGTATCCAAATTGGCCTGTATAGCATTCTCTCTAGCGGTTGCTCGGTCTTTCTCAGTAGTAATTGCTACAGTATTAGCATCTACCTTTGCTTTAATTTCATTTAAGCCTGCAGTAGAACCAGTTTCCAAGGAATCAATTCTATCGCTTAAAGTTTTATCAGCAGCTTCTCGGTCTTTAACTTCTTGAGTAACCTTACCTTCTACTCGGGTAATCTCTGAAGAAGTCTGTTGGCTCAAGTTAGATATCTGACCTTCGATTTTAGTTTCAAGGGCAGTATCTGCAGACTTACGGTCTCCAACTTCTTTATCCAAGTTTACTTGAAGGATTTGGTCTGCTGCCTTACGTTCTGCTGTTTCTGTACCCAGAGCAATATTAGTTGTATCAATACGAGAACTTAAGTTGCTATCGCCATTGGTACGGTCCACAATTTCCTCGTTAACCATATCCTTAACTTCTTTGTAGTTATCGGCAATGGTTTTATTCATGGCAGTAATTGCCTCAGAGTTCTTTGTGATATTTGCTTGGTTAGTAGCAATTGCCGTAGTATTGGCATTTACCTGAGCAGTTAACTCATTCTTAACCGTATTGATAGCATCCTGGATTGATAAAGCCAAATCCGAAACTCGCTGAGTAAGAGCAGCAATATTATCGGTATGGGTTTTATCGGCATCCTTTCTATCGGATGCTTCCTTATCGATATTTGCTTGCAGGGTAGCATCAGCATCTTTACGGTCTTGGATTTCTTTTGCCAAGTTATCCTTAACTACCTGAAGAGCAGTGTTTCCCGTTTCAGAAGAATTATCTACATACTCTTTAAGTTCTTCCTTAAGAGCAGCATCAGCTTCCTTACGTTCTACAGCCTCTTTATCAATGTTGGCTTGTAATGCAGTATCTGCAGCAGTACGGTCTTCGATTTCTTGGTTTACCTTTTCTGTGATTGCTGCCAACTTCTTGGTGATAGTTGAAGCAAAGTTAGGGTCATCGCCTAATGCCCTAGCAATCTCTTCCAGAGTATCGAGTACTTCCGGTGCAGAACCAATAATCTTTTCAATTGCAGCTTCTACTTCTGCTTCCGTTTGATAACCGGCATCATTTGCCAATTGAGATACAAGGGTAATGTAATTAGCATGTTCCTCGATTCCATTCAATTTGGCAAGTAAGAGGTCGGTAAAATCATTCTTAGTTAAAGAATAACCTTCTCTCTTATCTACCTTCTTGGAATTGAGGTCTGCATCTGCTGCAATACGAGCTTCCTTCTCAGCTTCAATAGCAGCAAGTACATCGGTCTTACCTTCATCTACCTTTTCCCCCAAAGCAGATATCTTCTGGTCTAGGATTTGGTCCTGAGCAGTACGGGTTGCAGCTTCAGAATTAATATTAGTCTGAAGAACCTGGTCTGCAGATGTACGGGCTTGAGCCTCTTTATCGATGTTTACCTGGAGGGTATTATCTGCATTGGTACGGTCAGCTACCTCTTTGGTAATCGAATTCTGAAGAGTTTCTTCTGAAGCCTTACGATTGGTTATCTCATCAGAAATTTTGCTTTCTAAAGCAGCATCCCCAGTTTGACGATTAGTGGTTTCTTCCGTAAGTTTCAACTGAATATTTGCATCAGCATTTGCTCTTAACTGAGCTTCTGCAGCAACATCCTGTTTGAGTTCTGCCTTATCATTGATATGCAAGGTATTCAGTTGGTGAATACTTTCGGATAAAGCATCATCGGCTGTTTTACGAAGCTCAGCTTCTTTATCTACCAAATCCTTAGCATAAGCCTTAGCATCGGCCAATGAACCAGTAGTTTCATTCCGAAGGTCTGCAATATCTGCAGTATTCTTATCTACCTTTGCCTCTACCTTGTCTACCTTATTAATAAGGCTAGTAACTGCAGTATCAATTTTATCATTGAGTAAATCCACTGCCTTGATAAAATTAGAATTAACCTCGCTAATTTGGGTACTCAGTTTCCCTTCCTCCTCCTTAGCTCGGTTAATCTCGTCAGTCAGTGCATTACGTAAATCCGTTAGTTTGTTGGTAATTGTAGTAGCAAAGTTGGGGTCATTTCCCAATGCTTCTGCCAATTCCTTTAATGTATCAAGTGCATCATCGGCACCATCAATCAAATCACTGATAGCTTGTCTTACCTGTTCTTCAGTTTGGAACTTAGTATCATTCTCCAACTGAGAAAGCTTAGTGATGTAGTTTGCTCTTTCTTCAATGCCTTCCAGTTTCTCTTTGAGTTTATCCGTGAAGTCATTTTTAGATAAGTCGTATCCTTCTCTCTTATCTACCTTATTGGCAATAGAAAGAACGAATGCCCAGAACTCATTAATAGTTCCGGCAAACCCAGCCTTTACGAAGTCATCGAAATAACCTTGTAAAAGTCTTTGGTCAATTTCTTCATTTGTGTAATACTTACTTACGTACATATTGTTATTATTTTAAGGATTGATTACTTGCTTACCACAGAAGAAGTCAGAATTCTTATCTCTGAATGGTTCTCCTTCTTTTCCACAGAAGGCATTCATTGGAATATCTGGATGTTCTGGGTCTGGGTCTCCCCCGTCTTCAATATCACCCCTGATTATTGCATAATCTGGAAGTTGATTGATACGGAATTTTATCACCTGGCCAATACCCGGATGAGGTATTATCTTATCCCAAACTTCTCCAAAGTAATCTTGAAAGCAAGTAACGAACTTACCTCCAGTCATAGACTGAAATGTAGTAACGTCTAAATTACTTTTCTTACTTTCAATATGTACTCCAGATGTACCGTTCAAGACAATCAGGTTACTGTCAAACCAAATACCGTTTCCGGTATTAATTGGTTTCCATCGTAACATTAACATCTTTGCCATATACTTTTCAATTTTATTCTACGAATTGTATTTTGGTATCTCGGTCCCTTTTTAGGATAACCATGAAGACTAATGCTTCATCCTTGGCCTGAGCAACTTGTGTATCTCCAGAAGGTTTATAAGTAATACCATTAATTACGAACCTATCTTCAGACCAGTTAAAATCCCAATAGCCTTCTGGAGTTAAATGTCCCAGTTGTTCTATATATGATTTAGTAACCAGTATTGATAAATTCTCATCATCGAGTTCTCCAGTTACTGTTGCCTTATTAATAGGCCAGTTTCTGAAGGCATTGTAATAACATAATGCCTCGATTGGTATATTATAATATTTAGGGATTTCATCTTCTCCATGACTTAGGAGTTGATTTACATTCTTTGCCCAAGTTATAGTTTGCCTACCAGCATCTATATCCAAGAAATCATTTATAATCTTCTTGTATCTATCCCAAGACCGGTTCTTAACCAATCTATGAGGAGTCTTGGTCATCGTTTTCTAATTAAGGTTCTACCATTACGTTTTACTGGAGAGCTGGGGTTTGGCCCATCTATTAATCCAGGTCTTCTTCTGTCTACTACTCTTGGAACTACTACATGACTTGATTGGTCACAGAATGGTAAGTAGATTTCCAATCGTCCAGCTAACATACAAAGGTTTTTTCTTAACTCGTCTATGATACCACCAGGTTGCATTGCTTGAGAAAATGTTTTCCATAGGGAAGATGTTGCATCGGCAAGTGTATCATAGTACTGTACTTCAGTAGGCCCAGTTGTGATTTGTTTGATTCTATCACCTCGAGCTTGTTCCGGTTTAGAAGAACCATCACCAACTTGTTCTTTGGTTGAAGTAAGTTGACTTAGGTATTCTCCTGTACTTGTTAATAAATTAAGGAGCTTAACATTGAGATAATCCCATGCTGCCAATTCCATAATTAATTGGTTTTCTAGAGCTTCATACATTAACTCATCATTATATTTATCCAGTGGGATAATATGATTTACTAGCGGTTGGATATATAACTGCCATTTAGTTATGTACATTGCTTTCTCTTCTGATGACATACCATCTGAGATTTCTGAAGGAATGTAATAATTGATTAGGTTATATATACTATCAGTTAATGTAGTTTTGGACTCGGTATTTACAATTATGGTTTTAGTTGCATTTAAGTTAAGTCCTTCGGAGTTCGTTATGTTCAACGCTACTGTATAGAATCCGGACTTTTCATAAGTATAAGTAGGTTGTTTAACATCATAAACGGACCCCTTATCATCACCAAAGTCCCAGTCAAAAATGGCCTTGGCTGGGACTTTGGTTAATACTCTAAATGAAACTTCCAGACCATTCGCAATAGCTACAAAGTCTAGATTGTCCATGGTATCTTATTTTTTAGATTCTTCGAACTCTTCCAACAGAACCTGAATCAAAGTTTCAACTGTATCACCTTTGTCGGCAACAATTTCGTGACGAGCAGCGATAAGGGTTGCTTCTTCGAGAGTATAGGCTTTGGCAATCTTTTTGATTTCCATACCTTTTTCGAACTGAGCATTCAGTTTCTTTTCCAACTTATCGATGTCATCATTGGAGTATTTGTCGACAGCTTTCTTATCAAGAACCAAACGCAGGTGACCTGAATTCAAAGCCATCTGAATCTTTTTAGTTCTGTACTGTCGAGCACTCAATTCTTTTTCTTCTCCTCTACAAATTGTAATACCTGTAGATTGGTCATGGAAGCTGTAAGCTTTAGCACCTACAGTTACTTTATATTTATCCATAATTTTACTAAGTTTTTAGATGTTTAAAATTAGGGGTAGGTCCTCGCAAAACCTACCCCATCAAGAAATGGAATTATTTGTAAAATAAACCAGGTGTATTATTACTCAAGGTTAACCAAGAGATACGGGTCAATGTTCATAAATTCGGGGAATCCAAATTCTGAGAACTTCTTCTCTGCAGACAGAATCAATGCAGCATCCTGATACATCTTAGAGAAGCCTGTAGTCAGAGTAGCATAGATTGCCTGAGTCTGATTTGATACGATTCTTTCTGATTCAAGCATCAACTGTTTTGCAGTCAGTTTAATCAAAGCAGCAGTTGTATCAATCAACAGCAAACCTTGGTCAGGTGTTCCCGGGTGAATATAGAAGTTAGCATTCTTAGGTACCGGAGACTTCACGTTCAGTGTAGCTTCAGTTGTACCAGAATGACGTTCTTTGAATTCTGGCAAGTTCAGCATTTCGATTGCCTGGTCTTCACCACCAATCATAGTAGTAAAGTTACGTCCCATACGAGCAGCTCTTACCCAGATATGTAGCAAGTCTTTGTAAGTGATACCATTCGTAGTTTCATATACACCGATAACCGGAGCAGATTCTGAACCATCAGGTTTGTTACCGTTGATAACAACATCCATTGCCAGAGTATCCATTGCATAACCAAGCTGAACACCGAAGTCACGAAGGTAGATTGCCAATACATCCAGAGATACGTAGTTACGAACTTCATCAGTAAGTTTGAATCCCTTACCAATTTTGAAGAGACTTACTGATTTCTGTCCAAAGCTTACATCTCCCAATGGGATAGTTTCTGCTTCGTTAACCTTTGCAGGTGCAGCATCGGACATATTAATCATCGGCATGATTGCGCTAAGACCACTGATTGACTGGTCAGATGCAATAATCTCCGGATAGAACGGAGCTTGACGCATACCAAGAGTGATAGCAGAACGAATGATTTCCGGAACAATCCAACGAACATCTTGCTGAGGCATTGTGAAGATGTTTTCCATTGTGTCGATTTTCGGATTGATATCCAACTTCTCGAACAATTCATCTTGGGTAATACCCCATTTACCAGTGGTAAGTTCACCTAATGTGATGTCCACAGGTTTCTTGTTCTGTGAACCTTGACGGTAAGCATCCAACTGCTGTACCATTTGAGGAAGTTCTTTTGCGAAGTCTTCTCTCTTCAATTTTGAAATATCAACTTTTTCCATGTTTCTTCTTCTCTTATTTAATAAGTACTTGAATTACCTCGTTTGCCTCATCTGCAGGTATGATGGCAATGAAAGGTGTAGCATCTGTTGACTGATTTGCTTTTACAAATCTGTCGTTCAGCAAGTCACCAGAGGGAACTACATATCCTGCTTTTAAGTCAGCAGCATTAGATACCCAGTTACAAATCATGTAACCTTCTACAGCAACAGTTACCTCTACTGGGAATTTGTTCTGTGCCTGGTAAGCAGGATTTACATTGTCGGTTACTGCCACTCCGATATATACCTGAGTAGATTCAGTGTAAGGTTCAATTAAACCGTCTTCTCCAAGAGCTACCGGCATACCTTGCAAAATTGTTTCACCATCTTTTACACAGAAAGCTTGGTGCAATTTGTGTGATTCACTTTTGTAAATCACCGCTCTTGGGGTCTTTTCCCCAAACAGCGTCATTGGCTGGTCTTTGTTTACGATTTTAGTCATAACAGTGATATTTATCGATTATTACTTGAATTTCTTCTTGTACAAGTCTTCAAGGGTTTCCGAAGTAGACTTGGCTTCTGCATTTGAAGTAGTTGCAGGTTTTTCAGTTTTTCCCTCATTTTCATTCTCTGCAACAGAAGAAGCACGGCTTACATCGTGAGAACCACAGCTTGCACATACCATTGGGAATTTTTCTTCCAGACGACTCTGATAATCCTTAGTCAAGGAGATAAGAGTAACGATGCCAGTAGTTTCGGCATTCAACATTGTAACAATAGTTTCATCGGCTTTGTCACCCATCAGCTTCTTGTAAGTAGCAACGGCACTTTCACGGAGAGAAGCAATATGATTCTTTCCTACAGTTGCCATTTCCTTCAAGTTTGCAACTTCTGCATTCAGGTTGGTAATCTGTTCTGTAAGAGAAGATTTCTCTGTAGTAAGATTATCTACCGTTGTCTGAAGACTGTTTTTGGATGATACCAAGCTTTGAATACAAGAAATAACTTCTTCCTGAGTCATTTCTTTGCCTTCTGCCAGAGATAACATGTTATCTCCGAAAAGCTTTTCTAAAAATTCTTGCAATTCTTTGTTCATATTTTCTTTATTAGGATTATGATTTTCTTGGGTACCATTATCATTAAAAGAATCTGGAGTATTGTCCTTTTCTTGGAATGAGTTGAAGTCTGTTTTGTAGTCAGTAAAGAAGTACTGTTTGGACTTGTCATCCCGATATTCCTCATAAGAAGACCAGGTTCTTTTTGCAAAAGTTGGATTAATGATTTTACCATCTTCACCAATCTTTTGAGCAAAAGAATCAGCTCCATGAGATACCAGAGATGTTTCCATATAACGAACTACTTCAGTAACTACTCTACGAATCATTTCACCCTTAGAGTCATAAGTACCAAGCTTTTGGTAGAATTCACCATCTTCCATTCCTGGATGTGATTTATCCCACTTAAACTGTACTGTTACTGAGTTACTGTGAATTGAAGGAGGTTCCATAAGAATACCTCTAGCAATTCTTGGGTTAGCTTTACCATCAATCTTCAAAATACCGTTGATACCTGCAGGTATAGTAAAGCTTCCATCCTTATAAGACTCCTGCCACATTACTTGAGATACAGCTCCAATTGCATTACCAATATTTGTTTCATGGTCGCAATTTACTGTTTGCCCGAGTAACATTTTCATGGAAGCCTTAAGTACTCCATTCTGACCAAAGTCAGTAGGATTCCAGTTCTTGGATACAATCGTTTCAGAAAGTAACCTAAACATTGGTTCTATGAACTCTTCGTCCTTCGGAGTAAGTTCCGATTTATCAAGGTTTGGATAATAGGTATTATAATCTATATCTCCTCCCCAAAATCCAAATTGAGCAATGGTATCCGGTGTCGGAGTCTTCCATTTGTAATAATTCTCTGAGAAAGCCTGGGCTCCAACTGCTTCTGGGATATACCCAGCCATAATGGTATGACCCTGGCCAATCACCATTGAATCAAGATGCTCTTTGTTTCTTTTAGTAAATTTACTCATCTTGCTTTTGTATTTTGGTCTCCACGAGATGGAGCCGGATTAGTTTTATCTCTTGACCTACGAGCAGATTGATTTTTATCATCTTGCCTTTGCTTCTTCTTAGTTCCTTCTTGAGGGTCTGAGTTACCGCCTTTAGCAAATTGGTCCTCAAGTGAAACTCTTGGTTCATTCTCATCAGGAGAATCATAACCCATTGCCCAAGCATATTGGTCTTGGCTAATGATACCAGCCTTATATAATAAATCCAGGTTTTGGATTTTATACTGAAGACCTTGTTGAACCTTAACTTCATCAGAGATAGTTGAAGTTCCCCATGATATCTTTATTCCCTTATTATCAAAGCCTGCCAGACGCAGTTCTAGAGAATAAAGAAAATCCAATACATAAGTTACAAGCATTTGGATATTTTTTAACTGGCTGATTAATTTAGACAGCATTATACCCGTTGCTCCCTCTCCCGTTGTTGAACTAACTCCAATAAGGTTTCCATTAACTCCCAAACCATTTGCAACTGATTGCTGATTCATGTTCCAGGGTTTCTCAATATTACCAAGCTCCTTGGTAGTTGAATTGAGTTTAAACTCATGGTCATCAATATAACCCGTTACTATTCCGTCCTTCATGCCATTACGAAGATTTCTTTTCAAATCCTTTAGTGTACGTTCAAGACGATTCTGGTAAGCTTGTAAGCTTTCATTAGGATTCTGGTCTGGTTTAGTCATCTTAGCTTCCAAGAATCCTACCATACCAACCATCTCCATTATGTGTTTGAAGTTAACCTTCATATCATGTTGGCCTTTTAATGAATCCAATGCTGCCATAAAAGGAGGAATCCCATAAGGTTCATCAGTATCATTAAACATACCAGCATACACATAAGTTTCTGGGTTTAGTTTGATATAATCTTGGTGCTTTACGAAGTAATTCTTATTCCTCTGGTAAGGAGAATATACTCCATTGTTCTCTCTTTTGAAAACAATGTTCTCGGGTCTAAGGAATAAGACTGTATCCAAACCATCCAACATATCATTGGGAACTCCTTCAACAGATATAGCTCCACTAACAAGGCATTGTACAATCATCTTATTAACTAGACCGTCTATACCAGCAGTATACCTGGACCATTTCTTTGTAGCTTCGGTAAGATGTTTTCTCATCTTATCTGCTTCGGCATCTGAATTATTTGGGAATGTTACCGTATGACCGGTGTTTGCCAACTTAAACATATCCTGCAAAGCAATGCCCATATCCGGATTTACCTTATATAAATCACGAATCAAAGGGATTACTTCAACACGAAAAGAAGGATCTACCATTACGGTCATCCCTTTCAGAGTACTGAGTAAAGAGTTATCTTCATCTACTGATACTCTACCAGGAGATATAGCAGCAGCTTTTGGCTTGCTTGGCTCCTTGTTTGATTCAGGAGGTGGGTCTTTCTTTCTACCCCAACTCCAATTAAAATTGAGCTTTTTCATTTCGGTTGTACTATTACGTTAGTTTTTCCTTTTCTTATGTGATTACAGATTGCTTTACCGAATATAGAGTCATCTGCATATACATCCCCCTCTAGGTCTACATCTACTGTAGAATTATTAGCTCTATGCTTACCCATTGCAACTGGCCTACCTAAACCATCATATATGAAGGTATATGCTTCTTGAACAAAGAAAGGGTCTTTAACAGTAATATTATCTTCTCGAATATCCTGTTCAAGTCCCTCTACAATAACAGAACGGTTCTTTTGTGTAGTTAACCATCCTGGAGATTTATCTACCTCAGGTCTAGATTTACCTTTCTTCTTAAGCATTTTCTGATAATAATACAGTTTAGGATAACCTTCAGTTTGAAGAGCAGAAGTTACTGCTAATCCAACATCATTGGATTCTGGAGCAATGGTAGCAAAGTTAAACAAATGCCCTGTATCTCCAAGTAACCTTGCATACTTATCTACTGAAAGTCTACCTTTGAATACTGCTTGTTCTTCTCCTTGTTTATCCATGCAAGTAAATGCAGAGTAGTCAGAAGACCTACCAGTTGAAACGTCAGCACCAATGAAATATTCCTTATCTGGTGCTGGTTCTAAGAATTGCCGATATTGACCATTGAATCTTTTCTTAATAACCGGATAATCACTAAGACAGTCTTCGATAGCTTTTATGTCAGCTAAGTCGAAGACCGTATTTCCAGATGATAAGAAGTCACCATCAATTTCTTGTGCAGTTCTTTTGGTTCCCAAAGCAGAAGACATTTCATTGTACCAATTAATATCTCGTTCTGGGTGCATTTGCCAATACAATCGTAGTGGGTTAAATGGGTTTCCACCTGCAATAGCATCAACCCAAGTTGAGTGGTAGAAGTTACCAACTCCATAAGGAGTAGAATTGATGATAGCAGCTCCACCAGTGGAAAGAGTAGGAAAAGCGGCTGCCCAAATCTGGGCTGCCCATCTAACTACTGCTGCTTCATCAATTACCAATAAGGATAGAGATTCCGAACGACCAGCTTCAGAAGACGTTGGGATAGATTCTATGAATGAGCCATTATCAAACTCTATCATTGATGCAGAACCATATTCTCCAGAACGTCCATTAATAATCGGTGTCTGTAAATACCATGGCAGGTTTTTGTACATGAACTTAATCTTCTTTAGTACCTTCTTTGCTGTTGTGTCCTTGATTGAGATAATGTTAATCTTCTTGTTAGGATGATACATTGCCAACCATAGGCAGTACATAGATATAAGCTCCGTAATACCTGCTTGCCTGAACTTAAGCAGAATATTGAAACGTTCTTTTACGAAGTTATACAGAACCGATTTTTGATACGGGTAAAGTTCAAATCTTACCTTTCCCCTCATAGGGTGTATCACATAAGTGAAAAGGCTAAAGTAAAAAACATCATTACTAACCTTAGCAAGTGTTGCTAGTTCTTCCCTTGTGAGAGCAGATGTGTTAGTTTCTATGTTAATCTTCTTTGCCATAATCAAAAGTTATATGTTACTGAAAACTCTAAGTCAGCTTTTATTCCCGAAAAGAACTTCGGATAATGAAAAGCATTTATACCAAGTTTATAATTGAAATTAGTAGTCTTGATTGAAAGGCCTGTCCCTATGTCTAACATTTGATTAAAGACCCTATATTTACCATAAACGTATGGACTTAGAGTTAGTTTTCTAATTCTTTTTTGAGTTAATTGACCTTCATACCAATTGTACTTATACTTATCTAAGTCCATGTTAAACATTCTCGTTGAATAGGAGTTTGTTTCTTTGTTGAATAAACTTAGATTCAATTGGTTTTTATCCAAGGTAAATTGGACCAAAGAATCTTCTCTACTAATCCTATTCGAAGTAACCGCTGTTGAATCAGAAGCCTGGGGTTTAGTCGAATTGCTACTGTTTCGATAGAAGTCGTAGAGAAGAATTCTCTGGGGCTGAACCAATTGTGTATATGGTGATTGGGGCTTGAAGTTCTCTTTCAATTTGATTGTATCAGGAATGCCAATGACCGATGAATCAGGAAGTTGTCTGATATATGAATTCAGTTTGTAATTCCTGAAGCAAAGGTAAATAGTAAATCCTAGAAGCAAAAGGAACACAAAGTTCTTCCACTTGTTTTTATCTGTTTTCATCATCACGAAAAATTTAATTATTACTAACTATCGGTAATCGCTAAGCGATTACCTTTTATCGAACGTAGTGAGATAAATTTCCTATATCCTAAAACATATATTCAATATCTACTACAAACAATAGCTATATACGTATATAAAAATATAGATATATATACGTAGTATATTATATATCTATATTTTTCAAAGGGCAGTTTGGAGTAATATATACTTTAGTATATATTAACATGAAAGTGTACCTAGACCCTTTTGATACATTTTTTAAACCAAATCCCCACCTCATATACCGAACCTTTGGCAATTGTATACCTTGCCTTGTTTAACCAATAAAGGTAATTTTCTTGGTCAATGTAAATCTTAAATTTTTTAGGAAATCCCATAATTGCCTTGAAATCATTAATCCCAAGAGGATACCCATCGGGTCTAAATTGCCTATCTGCAGGTCTTAAAGTTAGAGGTGGTTTATCTAATTCTAATCGATATACTCCCGGGAGAGTACTCATCTTTGCAGTTTTAATGGGCCATTTCTTCTCGTTCTTGAAAGCACTATTCCATAATACTTGAATCTTCTCAACAGTCAGATTCTTCTTTTCAGGGAGTTTTCGATAATCATACATCGCCAAAGTTTTTTCTATTGGGATATTATAATTACTCCCGTAAGGAGATACAAAGAGCAAGTCTCTAGTAAGTTTTGGAGTTTTTACTTGGAATACTTCATCAAAAGCATTCAAGTATTTCTTACCGGTTTTCTTATGCACTCCAAGGATGATTAGACGTTTCCTTGATACTTGAGAGTTCCCATAGTCAGAAACTGACCTTTCATGAAAAATAAGTTTATAGTCCTTAAAGGTTTTCTCAAAGAAATCCCTGGAAAGTAGAGATAGCAAACGAGGAAGATTTTCAATAAGAAAAATCTTAGGCTTATATTCTAATATTGCAGCAATTACTAGATTTAAACTTCTGTTATCCTTGGGGTTACCCAATTCTTTTACCTTAGATAACCTCATTACAGAACTATGACCACAGTCTGGAGAAGATAAAATAATATCTACTTTCTTATCAAACTCTTGTAAACAGAAGCCTTTATGGAAAGG